GCCCCTTTAAAGAAGGGGGGGGGGTGGGGGGGCGCCCCCCGCCCCATCTATGACATGGGGCGGGGAGGCTACTTCTTCCGCTTTCCGCGCCGGTATCGCTTCACGCCTTTCCGGTGTTTCCCAGGCTTACCGCCTCTCGGGAAAAACCAGGCCAGAAGGCCGAGAATAATACCAGCTGCTTCCCACGGACCGGGGGAGCGCCAGGGTGACATATCATCACCTCCCTCCACTATTGAGTTCTCCCTGTTCCTTGGTGGAACACTACCCATTATACAGTTCTAGAACGTTACGTGTCAAGTGGGGGTATTATAAAAAATAACCCCCACCCTTATCGCGGAGGTAGGGGACTTGGCTTATAACAATCTAGCTATAAAACCCGCGCCGGGGATTAAGAATATCTGCGATCCATCCAATCATGAACAACCCCATTGTGCATGTGTATAGAACCCCTTTGCCGATTTTCCCTACATAGTAGTGGTGCAACCCGATGTAGCCACCAAAGAAAAGGCAAAGAAGGTAGATAGCGTAGCTCTTGTTACCGCTTAGGCCTATACTGGTTTGCAAATATCCCCGTAATGGTGCCCTACCAATGGAATTGTTGGGACCTACTAGCTCTGCATTGTAGTATCCCAGTCGCTGCGGATTGGGGTAATGGGGTTCTTCATATTCCCAATCACTATATGCGTCATCTTCGAGTTCCGGCCGGTACCGTCCGGGAACATTATAGGTGTAAGGGTCAAAAGCATAAGGCACCAGCTGCGGGATCGGGCATATAACGGGATTATATAGATCCTTATCTGTTATCTCTTCAAAGGTCGCAGCTTTGAGGGCAACTTCAGCAGAGGTGGCAGTTTCCCTGAGATAGGCATGGCATACAGTAATGAGCCCCAGGGAATCGTAGTGCTCAATGATGGGGAGGAATTTTGCCCCAGTCGCCTTACTTAACTCCCCGATTCGCTTACCGTCTAGTCGAACCTCGACCCCGGCCCAGCGGGTGCGCGTACCAAGAAGCACCTTGTGCAGCGTTACAAGAATGTAGGTTTTCTTATGGCCTAGCCCCGTATATGGTTGCAGCACATCGAGGTGGTCTTTCTCCTTAGTGACCTGGCTAGCTTGTCCCCGGGGGATGGCGGCCCATTTTCGTGAAGGAGGATTGTTAATAGGCACGATCATGCCGGGTGGTTGCGGCCCAACATGCACCGACATGTGAACATCGTTGGGATTGAAATTAGGCTGTGTCTCATTCGTCCACAAAGTACCCCTCACTCCGGCATCGAACCCGCTAGCGGCAAGGCGTGCCAGTTCGGGAAAATAATCATCAGTCTCCAAATCGGGTATATAAGCAATAACCCGGTCTTGCCATCTGACAGATATTGCATGACCGGCTTCGGAATGGGGATTGTCCATTTCCAACACGAGCGTTGCATCAAACCGGCGAACTTTATGCTCATTCAGTGGAACAAGTTTTCTGATATCGTTAAGCGCTGTTCGATAAAAGGACTCACCTACGGTTTCCTGATCGCACCATTCCCTGGTAGATCGAGCATCATAGATGCTGGGCATGATTGTCTCCTCATGTTTTTATGAGCTTCCTTTAAGAAAGGTTACCCGTTAAACTGTTCTCCGCATATAGGTTTTAGGTAAAGATTCGGTTACGGGGTTTCGTAGCAATTGAGGAATCACTAGTCCTGGATGCAGTACTGCGGTATCTTTCCTTTGGCGTAGAGCTGTCTCCAAATCCTCACCATGAGAATAGTCACGCCCAGCTCGTGAGCGATCGAGCTTATACTGTCACAGTTGATTTCGGCCGCCATGTAATCATTCTCATCTATGAGTAAGATTGCGGCCCATTCGTTTGCTTCGCGTTCCTGTTGTTCGCGCGCCAATCCTGTTGCGCCAAGCTGGTGTCTATAGTGGGCATGCCCTAGCTCGTGTGCTAGCGTGCACAATGTTTGCACTTCGTGCATGCCCTCCCGAAGGCTGACGGTGCGGGTTGCCGGATTCCAGCCACCCTTCTTGCCACCGGTATGGGTAACTATCATAACGCCCATCTCTTCTGCTAATTGTTCCAAATCAAGCATGGTTATCATGGCTGCAACCTCTTCCGCTATCGTTAAGCACCGTCTGGCAAAAAAGCTCGCCTACGGCTTCTTGATTGCACCATTCTCTAGTGGATCGGGCATCATAAATACCGGCCATGGTCGTTCCCTCATGTTCTTATGAATATTATTTAAGGAAAAGACTACCCGCTAAAGACTTATTCGTATATAGGTTTTAGGTAAAGATTCGATTACAGGCCATGCACATAATTATCAAATACACAACAGCCCCGGTCGCTTGAGCGCGCCGGGGCTTGGTTACGAGTAAGGACTTTAAGTTTCTTCTTGGGCGTTTAGTTCCTTGAGGTAGGCTACTCCATCAATGCACTTAGCAGTGGCCTTGATTTCTTCGATGACTTTGGGGGTGCTGATGATTTGGTCGTTTTTGTCTAGTATGAGCCAGCAATCATGTTTTTCGACGAGATCAGCGACTTTCTTGACGGCTTTAGGTTTGGGTACCGGTGCCGGTTCTGTACTGTAAGCAGGAATGAGCACCAAAACGTATTGGCCATCATCAACTTCTTTGATCTTGTAGGCTCTTCCAGGAAAAGGAATTGATTTCGGAAAGAGAGCAGATGCGCTAACCGCAGCGTATTGTTCTTCATCGCCGTACCAAGAGCAGATAGTAATGCGGCCGGTTCGCTTAAAAACCTCCAAAGCCGCGGCGTAAACAAGCGCAAGCCTTTTATCAGAGAGTGAAAGCATATTCTGTGGGCCGCCGACACTAAGAATTCCCATGCCATCTAGGCTAGTCCCGAATTGGGAAACCCGCTGGTTGTAGCACAAAAATTATGGACCATCGCTGTAATTATCGTCACCTAGGAAGCCTTCTTCCTCCGAGTCATCGGCAACCATTTCATCACCGCGCCACGAGCTTTTGCCGCCGACTGTGGCTGCTGCGGCCCAAGGATCATCCGGCTTGGACTCAGGGTTTAGTTCATTTACTCCATCACTAGGCTTACGCCCTGCGATGGTACTCATCTCAAAACTGCCTTCGATTAGGCCCGAGTTGTTTACTCGCTCGATAAGTGTTTCTAGTAGCTCAGTGATAGTGGCATCTCGGAGAGCCGCCTTGATTGGGGATCGCTCGCCACCGAGGTCGGATGGCTCAAGCATTCCGTTGTCAACTAGGGCGTCGATGGGGCTGACTCCGTAAGCTTTTGCGATCGCTATAACGTTATCGGCGGTCGAGTGCCCCCGTTCTACGTGACGTAGCAGAGTTGGTGCAGCTAGGCCCGATTTTTTTGCGGCAATAGTTGGTGTCGGTGCTCCTGGCAGCGATTTTAACCAAGTATCAAAATTCATGATTCCATTATGTACTTCATCTTTTACGTGCGCAAATGCGGATATTTTAGAGACCACTTGACAATATGTAATTGCGAGTACATAATGTAGTCAAAGTTCAAAAATGGAATTGGTGGAAAGATGCTTAAAAAGATTCGCCCTGGTGCGCTGGATGAGATTGCGTACAGTATCGGGGCTAAGAATGACCAGGAGTTGGCCGATTTTTTGGGGGTTACAGCTACAGAGCTGGAAGGAATTCGTTATCGCGGCGTCAATGTGATTCAGGCTGCCGATATTCTTCGGCGGCGTGAGGCGTACTTACGTGCAGTTGAGTTGCTAGACGTTGCGGCGTCGTAAAGCAAAGAGATGAAGAAAAGGAGTTGATTGTGATGGGTGCAGATATCGATCTGGATGGGGCCGTGTACGTTCTTGCGGGTGTGTCCCCGGCGGGTTTGACCGCTGACGAGGCGGATGCTTTTCGGGAAGCTTGTGTACACGACTTCGTGAAGAACAAGAGTGCGAAAGATCCTGAGGATAAGGGGCTTGACGCATTGGTGAAAGAGACCTTGGCGGGACTGCAACTGTCGGAAAAGGATTTGGATGAACGGCAGTTGGCTAATGTTCGGGCGGTTTGTGGTGCTTACCGTTACCTTGCTGGTGTCTTGACGGCTAAGAGCGGTGCGGCGTCTGAAGGCTCTTCCGAGGACCAGGGTGCTTCTGAAGAATCGTTGGGTGATGTGTTGGTGGAGGTGTCTAACCCTCGTGTAGAGGTACAGATCACCACGACAGGTGTGATGATCCGCCCGCAGACCGGGGAACAGCGCCTGTGGCTGAGTGCCGCTGACGCGAAGTTCCTGGCGTCAGTGGTTAATAACCGGGCATTGGTGAGTAATACGTGGTTTACCGCGTGAGGGACAGGCTTTACTGTCCCTCACGGATCCTAGATTGGCCAATCGTTACGTGGGGTATCGGAAATTTCGAAGAAGAATGGAATATTTTCACTGAAATTGAGCGAGACAGTGGTTCCATTCGGAGTCTTGAAAGTCACGATCCCTGGGAACACTCCTTGAAGCAGTCCTTCAATAGCTTCTTTGTTCCCCTCGTCAACTTTAAAAGAGAAAAACGACCCCGCGTATTTGATTTGCATGTACATGTAGTCACCTCCTTCCCAGGGTGAGCGGCCCTAGGGGAAGGATAAACCCGAGAGAAAGTAAGTGGAAGTAGAAGAAATGACAGGAACGAGTGATTCTGTGGCGGTTGCCATAGCTGAGCGGTATCTGGCGGATGCGGTCGAGCATTCTCAAGTTTGGGAGACCCATTATCCCAAGCCTGAAGGCGACCCCAGCCAAGGGGCTTTGGCCTCGTCAGAAGAGGCTTCTGTTCGTTTGATCGAAATAATCCTGGAATACGCCAAAGAGACCGAGGCTGCGTTGCTTCATGTTGGTGCTGCTTTTGACGCGAATTTTACTTATGCGACTGCGATAAGGCTTGCCGAGGATGGTGGGGCTCATTCCATTCGTGGAGTCAAACTGAGCAGTGACCGTTTGGGCTGGTCTGTTGTTGAACTGAGCATTACCACTGTGCGACGTATTGCTTATTTTTGCCGGCAACGATCGCTTGTTGATCGTATCCGGGTTTATGGACAGTTGGTGCACTATTTTCATGGGCTACCGGGGCCTTGGAAGTGTGTTGCGGCTGATGCTTCAAGGGAGTGCATTTCCGGCTTAATCATAGCTATTGAGCTGTTGGTGACGTCGCTTAATGAGTACCACAGTGAGGGGCATGGTGCCGTCGTAAAGCAGGATCAGGAAGTCTCCTAATGGCGTCGCGTTATATGTCAACCCGGGAAGCCGCGGAGTATCTGCGGATTTCAACCCGTACCCTACAGCGCTATGCCAGGGAGGGGCGACTGTCTCGGATCCGACTTTCAAGGCAAAAGATTTTGTATATCCGTGCGGAGGTGGAGGAGCTGGTGGAGCGCAACACCTATCGCATCTAGACAGGCTATCTCAGCCCCGCCGCCGGCGGGTTATCCGGCACCAGGCCCATGAAATGGCCGCATCCTTCCGGGCTTCATATGGATGCTGCTGGTTCGAATCCAGCCATGGGCACCAAGCGCCACGAAGGTGTGGTGCGTCAACCTCTTCAAGAGAAAGGAATAACAATGATGAGTAATGCGGAGTTGGGGGCTGGTGTGGTGAGTGTTCCGTTGGGGTGTGACGGTTCGCTGGTGCAGATTCATCTGCATGTTCACGCAGATGCCGATCAGGATTGCACGATCGACCTGGTGACCACGGGTGAAGGGATTCAGATTCGGCTCCGGGGCTTGTGCCAGGATGCGTTGCGGCTGGATGATGAGGATCGGGCTTCTGCTGATGTGGATGCTCCGATTGATATTGATGTGGATGATCTCTTAGGCCGGTGGGGCGGCGAGGAAGCCGATAATGAGGCCGCTGGGGGAGAGGAAGATTTGCCGTTATCGGAGCGTCCCGGTGTTCCTGCTGACGATGATGAAGCCGGTGCCGCGGCGGTGTCGGATGGTTTAGCCCCTGTTTTAAATCCGCTGCCGCAGGATGATGCCACGCACGTGTACCTGGGAAAGCTTTTCGACTGGACCGTTGCTGAGCGTGTCGATGATGGGGTGGTCTTCACCCGCGGTGAGCGTGAGCTGTTCCGGGTGCCGGAGGAACGGTTCGAGGAAATGCGCCAGTTGTTCGTCCTGGAGGCCGCTGGACTCATCACTATGCATGTTGATGGTTTCCGCGTCGTCCGTGAGGACTGGGATGCGTGTCTTTTCGCTGGGGACACGTACTTCGAGCGGATTCCCAAGTGGAAGTTCGCCTCGATGACCCGCCTGTTCACGTAGCCGCCGGCCTCACCTAAACCCCTTGATAACTTTGGTCCCCCGCTGGGGAAGGCGGGGGATCCGTAAACACATTCCCAAGACCAGAGAAAGGAAAAGAAATGTCCTGGAAACGTATTGGCCAGTCTAACACCTACGAGGCCCACTTGGCGTATAAGTCGCTACGCCGTCACGCTGCGGGGAAGAAAATGACCGCTGCTGGGCGGCGGGCGATGTTGAGCATGGGCTACATCGACGAGGACGGTGCGATCACCGTGATTGGCAAGCATGTGCTCCGCGGTGGCGACTAACAACTATCGCTGTGGCGCAATTGAAATGAAAGAAGGAAATGATGACCGAGATTGATAAGCGGATTGATAAGCGGTTTGATTACCACACTTTGGATGCTGAGACCCGGAAGCGCAGGGTTCGGATGGGCAAGAAGATCAAGACCCTGGCGGCTGAGCTGGATGCTCTCCTGGCTGATGGTCGGGAGAAGAAACAAGCACTGCTGCATCTGGAAGAAACCATGATGTGGGCCAACGCGGCTATTGTGCGGGAGGGTCAGCGATCATGAGCAGTTTGCAATTGAAGCTGCGGATCCGGCTGCGGCCGGGTGTGGAGCGAATCGGCCTTTTCGGTGCTCTCACTGGCCAGTCGTACCCGGATTTGTGGGAAGTTTTGTGGGGTGGTGAGCTCGTCGCCTCGTTCCGTAGCTGGGGTGATGCGGTGGCTTACGCCCATATGAAACTTGCTGCGGCCCAACAAGAACGATATATGGCGTTAGTGCGGACCGCTACTCGGCCGCCCCGCCGGTTGGCGCTGGAGGCTGCATAATGACGAATCTTAACTATCTTGAGGCGGATGCGGCGTTGATCGTGGCATGTTTGCCTGAGGAGATCGACGACGAAATCACCAAGGAGCAGTTGCCGCTGTTCTACACCTATGCGCTGCTGATGCGTGCGAAGGGCGTCGATACGCAGCTGGAGGATGTGCATGATGCGTGGTCGGCGTGGGCGTCTGCTGCCCGGCCAGACCACCCCGCGCTGGTGCCTTTTGAGGAGCTCACGCCTGAGATTCAGGCCTTGGATAAGCCGTTCTTGGAGGCTATCCGGGAGGCTGCTTTGGTTCGAGAGGAGGGTGTGGCGGTATGGCTGCGCCAAGATTAGATCAGGAGTTGCTGCAAAGCCTCAACGGCGCCTGGAGCGGTATGGAGCGCACTATGGCGTGGCAGCAGGAAGTAATCAAAAAGCTGATGGAGCGATCGGCATCGTTGGATGCGCTGCATAAGGCGGTGGATGCCACGGACCGTATCAGTAAGCTGCACACGGAGCTGGATCGGGTGAATAAAGACAGGCAGACGTTGCGCATCGAAAACCGCCAGCTGGAGAAGCAGCTGGCCGATGCGATACATTCCCGTGACTGGGATGAGTTGAGCGAGCTTGCGGAAAACGCTCGGGAGAAAGTTCTGGAAGTGGCGGATTTGGTGGCAGGGTCCGGTGCTGCTGCTACTTCGGCACCGGCATTGACCGAGTTGATTACCCGTATGGGGGCGGTGACCGCGAAGCTGCGGGAAATCGTCGATGGGTCTGGCGGTGCTGGCGGTGCTGGTGTGGCTGCTGGCGCCGATGCTGGATCAGGGAGCGAGCATGTCTGAGAAGATGCCGGCACGGTCGAAAATCGTAGTTGATGTTCGGGAGTTGCAGCGTGCTATCCGCGCGGTGGTCGGGGTGGCGGACCGCAAACCAGAAATCTATGATGTAGTGCGTCTTATCACCTATGCCGGGAGCTTGCTGGTAGTTGCTGCGAACCCCCAGCATGTGGTGCAGGCCTATGTGAGTGCCTATTTCGATGATGTGGAAGAGGCTCACCGGGTGGTGGAAATCACCACGGCTAGCGCCAAGCTGTTCCTGAAATTGAAGCCGGATAAGGAAGAAGACGACGCCCGCGCCGCTATCTTCATCCGCGATGAGGAAGTGCAATTGCAGGACCTTTCCGGCACCTGCGGTGACCTGACGGAAGTGACCGCAGCGCGGGCTGATTCGACGTTCACCACGGACACGACGCAGCTGTTCGACCGGGTGCGTGCTGAGGCAAAAGCACGAGCAAAAGATCGTGCTGGGACGGTGGGCCAAGCAGATGATCCAATTATGTTCACTGCCGCCCAGGCGGCCGCGCTAGGTGCTGCGGCACACCAGTTTGACACAGATATCATCCCGGTGCCGCTCGCAACCCAACGCCACCGCGCCAGGGTGTATATCGTCCTGGGTGACATGTTCGAGTCGTATTCCTTCGTGCCTGCTGACCGTGGTGTTCAAGAGCCCCTCCCGGGGCTCCCCGGCGCGGATGTAGGGTCGTCTAATGTCGGTGCGGATGCTGCCGGTGATGTGGTGCGTGATGGTGATGGGTTTGAGTACGACACGGTGATTGATGGGGCGAAGCCCCAGAAGGCGAAGGTTCGGCGGTTGCGTACGAATCCGACTGGGGGGGCGGTATGACCCTGTTGCCGGGTGGTGGTGATGCTGAGCTGGGTATCTGCCAGCAGCGTGATATGCGGGCGACCCGTGATGCGCCGAGTCTGTGGGATCCGTCTGCTGCGGGTGAGCCGGTGGCGCGGATGCGGAAGCGCCACCAGCAGGCCAAACTCTTGTGCGCGCAGTGTCCTCTGCTTGAGGCTTGTGAGCGGATGCTATCGGACTGTGAGTGGCGTGGGGTGCGGGTTGCCGGTGTGGTTGCTGGGCGTTATTCGGATCGCCCCCAACCGCTAACCAGCAGCGATCCCTATCAGATGTGCTGCAGGTGGTGTGGTGGGCCTATGGACCCGCAGGCTCTGGTGGCGGCCCATGTGCGGAAGAGGTGCTGTCATACACCGTACCAATATAAACAGCATCATATGGGAGAAGGGCTTTGCCAACGCTGCTATCAGGGCCATTCCCGGGCGGCTCGTGCCGCTAGGAAAGTGCAGCCCGTGCGTCGTACTCGGCGCCGTCGGGCGAGTGCGCGTAAACCCGCCGCCTAGGCGCGGCACGACAGGAACGCGCGTGATGGTTTGT